ATATCAATTAATTCTACAATTGTAGTATCTATTGATTTTAATAATTCTTCTTGATTATACTTTGGTTTTAAAAGTTGCCCAGATATGATTCCATCATCAACAACAGAACCACTAAATATATGAATACCAAATTGGTTCTTTGTATTAATAGCCAAAGAACCACTTGTTAGTAGTTCACTTATTTTTACTTCGTTTTGTAGTCCAGTCTTTACTAATCCAGTCTTTATCATTTTTATTGTTTTACAATACTAAATGTTATATCTTCATCAATATATTGAATATCACCATCCATATCAACTTTGAATTCAATTTTATATACTCTATCTGCTTGCCAATTAGATAAATTCAATTTTATATAATTACCATTTGAATCACAACTAATTTTAGAATAATCACTAAAAGGAATTATAATATCATCAGATGCGTAATCTTTTATCTGATAATAAGTTGTTTGTGGTAGGTATTTTATATTATTATATGCAAATGTATTCGTAAATGTTTTTAAAGGATATAATTCTCTACCAAATATTCTTATAGTAGGTGTAGTACCAACCTTATATTCTTTTTTAAAATTATTTACTCCAACTTTAATATCCGTTGCTGTTAATGGAGATAATGACGAAGTTATAAATGATTGGTCATCCCAACCTATTCTAATTTTTGGTTCGTATATTGTATTTGTTTCTTTACTAAACACCCTTACTATACCATAATCTTGCGTATCGTTCTCAACACTATCAGAGTGTTTTATTATAATACCATCATTTGGTATCCCACCATTTATAGAACCACTCATCCAACCTTTTAATATATTCGTAACATCCAGTTGGATATCAGCAGTTTGATAATTGAACGATTGATTTGCTACGTTAGCTACCCACCAAGTACCACCAGTACCATCATTTGGATTTGAATCAGTTCCTAAATTTAATCCGTTTTGTAACCACTCTAATTTACTATCACCTTCTCTATAATTCCAAGTTACACCAGCAGTTGAAATATTATCAAAACGAGTACCTTTACCCATTTGCCAACTTCCACTAATAGCGTATGCATATAAAGTATATTCTAATGGAATTTCTTCACTTTCAGTTTCTTTTAATATTAAATCTGCACTTTGCATTTTAATAGTTCCGGAAGTCAATGATGCAGATAAAAACCCAACATCAAATTTTAATAATGCTCTCGATACATCCTTCACATTACCATAATAAATTTTACTTATCTCTAAGATTTCATCCAAACCAGTATTTTGATTTGGCTGCTGTAAATAAACCGATGCATCTTTTGATGCTGTTAAAAAATAGTATGCCATTATCTTACTCTACCTTTAATGTCTGAATCTGGAAACTTTATTTCAAATATAGATGGGTCTAATGATGGATATACAATCTTTCCCTTAGTTGCCGATTCTATATTATATGAATTTGGAGAATATGGAGTTCCACATTTATTTTCTACTTTGAAAAATGGTACGGATGCAACTCCTTCTACATTTGCTATTAATAATTCAACTTCACTCAAATTTATTGTTTGATTAAATTGCCAATTATCAATATTAAAATAATCTTTTAATTCAGAAATACATTTTGCCAATACTTCACTTTTATTATAATTTTGGTATGCAGTTATTTCAAAATCCAATCCGATATTAATAATAAATCCATCACTAATATTAACACCATCGGTAAGCATTTTAAACTCCCCCATATATGTTTTTATATTTTCTTTAACTGCTTTATTTAAATTAGTTAATCTTCCGTTTAAGTCATATCCAAGCAAATATAAATTAATTGCAAATGGATTATTTTTTTCAGTTTCATTGGAAGTCTTACCAATTAAAAATTTTGTAATATCAGAAGATACACTAGCTCTAGTTGGTTCTTCGTTATCAGGCATATTTACAAAACTCATTACTAAATCAGTAAATTCTTGCAAATGATTTGGTGATGCTAATATAGATGATGGTGAATTATTATCTAAAGTACCATCTGCAACAGCGTATGATTTTGCAACTGCCCCATATTTAGTTGGCATTGATATTGTTCTTATTTGATAATCTTTTGCAGTTACTGCTCTATTTTGTGCTCCAAAATTTGCTAATGCATTTTGTCTAATTTCTTCCAAAGATTCACCACCCCTACCACCGGTAGCAGGAATTTCATTATCAATAGCTACAGAACGTTGCGTTGCACTCATAAGAGTTAATTCAACGCTATTTAATCTTTGTGTATCTTCTTCAAATTCAATTGCTTCTATTCTAGTTAATTGCCCAGATGCTATATTTGAATTAACCCCACCACCAACTAAATACTTTACAGTTATAGTTGTTGTTGATGGAGATGTTCCGTATGTTTTTGTTTTTAAGAAGTTTGTTGGGTCAAATGATTCTTCTAATCTACTAATAGAGTTTGGTAATCCTAATCCTACATTTTTGAGGTTTGGAATTAATTGCTCATCACTAGCAGATGAATCACCTGCGCCAAATTGTATAGTAGTTGTACTATCTTCGTTTACCTTAACTACAAATCTTTTTGGAGTTTTAATTGTTTTTAAAATATAAGGTACAGTTGATTTAAATTGATATAATTCTTGGTCATTAGCTTCAGTATTTGGTTGGTCAATAAATACCATTTCTTGTGCTAAATACGGAACTTCATACCATTTGTTATTATTAGTATCTCTACAATCGTATATATCAATTACATTTGTATCTTGTAATATTATTTTTTGAAATGGTTCGTATGCACCAAATTCAAATGTTTCTTCTTTTAGTTCTGCAGATATTGCTTTTACATACTTTTTAACTAAATAAAATAATGGTTCTCCCGTAACAGCTTCTCTTTGATATACACTTACTTCTCTACCTTCTGGTTCTGAGAAATCTACAACATCTGCTGTTCTAAATACAATACTATCTTTTGTTGAACGAGATAGCAATCCTTCTTTTATTTTTAAATAATATTTTTCATCAGGTCTGTTATCACCACCATTTCCAACAGAAGGAACTAATTGATAAACACTTAATGTTGTTACTGCTGGTGATGTTACTTTTGGTTTATATCCTAAATATTGAGATAATGCTATTACACTTTTTATATCTTCTGCATAAGACATCATAGATTCTTTCAATGTATCATCTATATAATATGATAAAGAATCTCCAATATAAGATGCCATTTCAATAAACATCATACCAGGAGATGATTCATTAAAATCAGAATATGTTTTAGGAAAATATGTTTTAGAAAATTCAATTAAGTTATCTCTAAATCCAACAAAGTCCTTGCCAAGATATTTTACATCCTTGCCTTTGTTTTTAAAGTTTTTATTTGTAATAGTTAATCCCATTTTTTTTAATTATCAAATGTTAAATGATACTGTGTTTAATTCAGGACTATTCCTTACATTAAATGATATCGTAATACCAACTGTATTTCTATCTTTGTTATCGTTTGATTGATTTACGTTTATTTGCTGAACAACTATATAAGGTAACCAATTTTCCAATGAATTTGTTATGGTTTCTTCAATTTTTTCAGATAGAGTATCATCATTAAAATCAAATAACAATTCTTGAAGTCCACTACCAAAATTAGGTTGCATTATTCTTTCACCTTTTTTTGTAAGTAATAGATTCTTTATATTAGATTTAGCTTGTTCAAAAGTTGTGAAAGACTGATTAAATGCAGTATTACCTATTTGAATAGGTAAAGTTATACCTATTGCATGGTCTTCATACTTCTTAGTGTCTTGAACAAGCTTCTGCCCTAATACAATTGCCATTATTTCTTTTTAAATCTTTTAACCAATTCCGAATAATCTCTATTCAATGCTTTATCCAATTCAGGCACTCCAGTGTTTACACCCAATCCAGTAGAAGAAGGTCCTTTTGCTAAATCACCATAACCCATTTTTTCAGCTATTGCAGTTCTACCTACAATTGAACCCATATCACCCTGTCCAAAATTCATTGTTCTGAAACCACCATCACCAGTTGCAGGTGTCATTGCGGTTTCGTTTAGAATTTGGTTAATCATTGGGTTTTTGCTAAATTGCTTTGTAGGTACTACCTTTGGTGCTACTGATTCTTCGATAATTTCATCTTCCATCATAGCTTTAGCCATTGATAATCCAGTATTTTTAGGTTGTACTGGTTGTTTACCTTCACTTAATAATCTTTTTACTTCCTTTTGTACGGATTCTTTGATTAACGCAGGTAATTGCTCCTTCAATTCCTCTTTTATAAGGATTTGTATAGCTTTTAATAATTTATCTGTGTTCATATATTGTTTGTTATGTTTATAAATATTTCAATTAAGTATTTTTGATTTTTAAGTCCAAAGTGTAGGGTCTCTTTGTAACTCTGTCCAATATTTTGAAGTTTTTTTCCATCTATCAGCTACAGTATCTCTACTACCATTAACTCTATAACTAACCTCACCACATGCATATAATGTTACTTGCTTTGAATGTCTAGTAAATTGTCTCATTTTCCAAAACCAACAAGAAGCATCAGATGCACTCATCCTTGCTTCTACCAATTGTGGTTGTGCTACATAATCTCGTTTTGGGGTATCTGCTTTACTAAATCCAATATAATTTACCTTACCGGTGATTTGTATCCATCCTCTGCCTTTATATTTTGAACCATCCCCAACCGATGTGTTACCCAAATCACTACCAACTTTGGTTGTTGGTCCATAGACTATATCTCCCCATTTATATTCATCTTTCTTTAATACATCTATTTGAGCATCTGTATATTTTGCAACTCTACTTTTAAATACGGTTCTAATTCTACTTGCACTAGTACCAGCATAGTTTCTTAAATTTTCTGCAGTAATTTGGAATCCACCCGTTTCATGGTCACATTGTCCTAAAAAGTGAGCTCTATCTTCTGGCGTTTTTCCAACACCCCATTTTCTCATAGCAACTACCAATTCATCTGGTATTTTTACTTTTGTTTTATAATTTGGAATTTTTTGTAATTTTACAGGTTGTTCCGATATTCCTTCTTTTTTTAATTCTTCTTTAGCTTGGATTACACTTTCTTCAACTACTTCTGTAATTTCTTTTTCAGTTTGCTCTAATAAAGCTGGATTTGGTGGTGGCAAATCTTCGGATACAGCTAATCCAGCTGCCAATGATTGGCTACCATTAACTGGGTCTCCTTCTGTACTACCTACTAAAGATTCCTCTGCTGCCAAATATTGAGCTTCAGTTAATGGTGTTTCATTTGGATTTAAATCTTCTCCTATAAAAAGGTCATTAGCTGGTGTTGAAGCACCATCTCTACTATTTTTAGCTCCAGCTACCTGATACCCACTCCACATAACAACTCCGGGTGCAGTTGATGGACCAGGATATGCTGAAACAGTTGTTATCATTCCCTTTACAGTTAAAAGATGAGTGTTTGCATATCTTATAAACTCATCTACAATTAATCCCGTATTTTTTGTTGGTTGTACTGCTGACATATTATTATGATTTCATAATTTGAGCTCTATATTCCGCTGTGAATGTTTTGAATCCGTGATATTCCCAATGCCAAACTTCATCCGTCTTTGTTCCATCACATAAGGTAGATGGATTAAACCATCCAAATTTTGGTGCAATTTTTGCAAAGTATTTATATAAATCACTATTAGCTCTAACTTTTGCATTTGGAGCTGCTTGTATGCTACCGCCAACCGCACGATACAACTCACGTATATCAACAGCAATACCCCACCCGTGATTAGAATGACCAGGAACTGCTGCTTTACCAGCTTCAAGTTCCTTCCAACATTTTACTTGATTTTCATAACTTCTATACGAACTTGATACGGTAAATGTAACTTTATCTTTTTTAGCCTGTTCTATAAATTTAGAAAAAAACTTTGCTGCTTCAATGTGTAATTGTATAGACCCATAACTACCAGCACTAATTGTTTGTAGTGCACTACTTGGAATAGAGCCATTACCTCCATCTTTCTTTTTAGCACCCTTTCTTTGTGGAACATCACTCCTATCTACAAGATATTTGTTAAATCCAGGTGGCATTCCACCAGTACCTATATTAGCTGGTGTTTTTGCACCTTTTAAATCAACTTCTATTTTTTGTTCGGTTTCAATTTCATTTGGCACTCTAAGATTATCATCTTCTATTTTTATATTAGGCGGAGATTCAACATATATTATTTCTTCTGGGGTTTCTATAATTGTTACTTCTTCTATTTCTAAATTTGGTGTACTTAATGGATAATTTTCAAGTTGAGCTTTTGATTGTTCAAGTTCTTCACTGGTTAGTGGTTCGACTGCATAGAATTCTTCGGCTTCACCATTATCTAAATTATTTCGTTCCGCATCAGGGTCTAATAATTCTTCAGGGTCAATAAATCTTTGACTAGCTGGTGGTAGTGGTGGGGATGCTTGCCAATTGCCAGGGCTCATAACAATATTTGAAGTTACTGATATATTTGAAACTGCTCCCGGTGGTAATGTTTTTGGATTTGGAAAATTATTCATTACCGCACCACCCCAATATGCAAGTACACCCTTACCCATTTCACCAACTAAATCATAAGGTTCGGTTGATGTTAATCCTTTTTGAAGAGCTGCTTTAAAAAGAGCTTCCATTATATCTACATTTCCTTTTTGTAAAGAAACTCCTTCTATTGTATCCTTACCACGTTTAATAGCAGCATCATATTCTCTAGCATATGTTTTAGCAACAGTATCTATATCAGGTATAGCGTCTGGGTTATCAGACATTCTTACTATATTATCTTTGAATATTTGCCAAGACATATTTTATATTAATTTATTCTTTTCATATTAACAATATCAGGGTAAGTAGTTTTATTTCTATCTATAATCTCTTGCTTAGCACCTACTTCACTTTGTGTTCTAGGAAACGTTGCTCCATCAATCCTAACCCCATCTTTATATACTGTAATTCTTGGTTTTTTATCAATCACTCTATATTCATAAGAAAATCCAGCAGGATATTTTATTTCTGTTGTTTTGGATGTTTCTTCCATTGCTTTTCTAGCATTAGACATTGCTGATTTAGATGCATCAAATTTATCCTTTGCTCCAGTTAATGCTGCTTCGGATGCAGTTGCTAATGCCTGTGCAGCTAATGCTTGTGCTACTGCTTGAGGATTGTTTGCAATTGCTACTGCTTGAGAAAGTGGTCCAGCTACCGCACTTGCTAATTGAGTTACAGAACCTTTAGCTTTATTTATAGCATCAGTTGCTTGCTTTTGTGCATTCTTTGCTGCTAATTTAACCTTTGCTGCTTCTTCTTCTGCTTTTGCTTTGGCTTCCAATGCCTGTTGCTTTATGGAATCTGCTTGAGCTTTTAGTGCGGCCAACTTATCTTTTAATTTTTTCTTTTTAACTTTATTTGGTTCTGGTATTTCTTTCTTTTTAAATTTAGGAATCTTTGGTAATTCTATTTTAGGTATTTCAATCTTTGGTAATTGTTTTGGTAATGCATCTTGTAAATTCTTTGCCGCATCTTTAATACCAGTAACTGCTGCTTTTGCTTTATCTTTCGTATCGTTAAATGCACCAACTGCCGAATCTTTTAAACTACCAAGTCCCGCAGTTACACCAGCACTTAATGCTTGACCACCTGCGGTCAATGTATCAGTAAAAGCACTACCAGGTATATCAGGCAGTTTTGCCGGTATTTGTGGTAATTTTACTTCTGGTAACTTATTTAAAGTAGTTGGTACTATTAACGTTGATGGTTTTGCCACTTCTCTTGTAATAGGAAATGCATCCAATACTCTTTTTGTTTCCACACTACCATTTAATTTATCCCATGTTGCCTTACCAACAACACCATCGGCAGTTAATCCATTTTTTGATTGAAATGCTTTTACAGCCTCATATGTTTTATTTCCAAATGAACCATCAGCTGTTAAATTTAATTTTATTTGTAGTACTTTTACACTATCATTCTTATCTCCCTTTTTCAAAGTTGGATTTGAATTTGTTTTAGCTACTAAATCTGCATTTTCTTTTTTCTTCTTTTCTGCCAATGCTTTAGCTTTAGCTTCTGCTTCAGCTTGTGCTTTTTGTTGAGCTTGTGCTTTTTCAGCAGCCGTTAATTCTGCCATAATCTACGATGTTTGATTTAATTTACTTAATACAGTATTCAACTTAGATTTTATTGATGCAAATTTAGAAAGATTTTCTGGTCCTACTTTAGATGGGCCGGATGGTGTTAAGTAATTTTGATTTGCTATTGCATCAATTAATTCACCTAACAAAGCTACCAAAGTTTCACCTTTAACCATAGCTTCTAAATTTTCATTACCTAAAAATATATGTCCCTTTCCAGTTTGAAATGCAACATCTCTATCATTAGTCATTACATGTATATTATCTCTTACAGTAACATCAATTCCTAATTTGTTATCAATTGACATTCCACCATCTGAAATAAATCCGTAATTCTTTTTTGAATAAAATATCATTTCACCACTTTTTGCTGATAGAATTATTCTTCCAGAATTTAAAAGTATTTGGTCACCTATTAATTTAGATGGGTAGTTATCAAAAGATTCTGGTTTAGTTGTAAAATTCGATGTACCTTTATCATCAATAACGCCAGGTTGAAATTCTAATTGATATTGGTCTGATGTTAATGCTATAATGCTCCCATCTCTATTTATATCTTCTTCCGATGGAAACATTATTACTTTTTTCAAAGAATTAACGCTTTCATTATTTCTAATAATAATTGTTGGTGAAAATACATTTTTAGGATTATTGTATCCACTAAATCTTATTGATTGTCCAAATCTACTTTCAAGTATAGTATCTCCTTCATATAATTTTAATTTATGAATGCCGGGAGTTCTTTTAAAATAATTACCCAATCCATCATATTTTTCAGAAGCATTTACATTTGTTTTTGCAATACCAGTTGCTTGGACTTTTGCTATATCTTTGGCACTATCAGTATCTAATTTTTGAGCTGGGAAATTTGTTGATATAAATTTTTCATCAGCTGTAGAATTTGGAGATGATTCTGCTGTAATTCTTTTGTAAAATGATTGACCTGTACCTGAATTAATTATTTCTACAGTTTCATTTCGTAATGGTATTGTTTTAAAGTTTTTATCATATGGATATGCAACTGGTAAGGAATTTTCATCAGCCATAGCTTGTGATGATAATCTATATAATATAGCACCAACATAAGATGCCTCATTACCAATTGCATCTTGTTTGTTTTTTAAAAATGGGTCTTTTTCATCTAAAATTACTCTATAAACAGTACCAAAACTACCTCCAGATGAATTTTGTCCTGCTTGAGTTGCCGATGCTGCGGCTGTTTGTGCGCTTTGCATATTATTTCATTTTCTTTTTTAGTTCCTCCATTTCAAATTCCAAATCATCTACTCTTTCAACTTCTTCTTTAGTAGTTTCCAATTCTCTAAGTAGTTGTTCTTTTTCAAATGCCGATAGGAATCCTTCCTGTCCTTCAGTCTTTTTATCAGCTGCCACAATCTTAGTTGCAATAGCCGCTAACTTAACCAAATGGTCATCGTTTCTAATTGAACTATCTATTAGTGAATTGATTAATGGTCCTAAGTTACCCATATCGCTTGGACTTCTAACCATATTTTTTAAATCATTGATTAAATCGCTGATTCTTGCTTTCTTATGTACTTGGTTGTTGTATATATCCTGAAATAATCCATTTAGGGATTTACCGGGAAATAATTCGAAATCGTTTGACATATTAATATATTTACATTTTGTATGTATATAAATATGGTTCTATTAAAATGTTGAAATTAAACTGGGATTACTTCTATTGTAATCTTAGGTTGATATCCCTCAGGCAGTTGTCTATTAATACCTTTAAATTCGTTTACTTTGTTCTTAAAGTAAGTTATTTGTAATACCTTATCAGTTAGGTTCATTACAGTTTGAGATGAAGTAGACATCTCCTTTGTATCTCTTTTCATATTCAATTGAGGCTTAGTTGGAAAGTATTCTTTTCTCATAGCCTGTGCTATTGCTTTCCAATCTTCTACTTTATCAACTGATTTTTCAGCTGATATCTTTCTCATTTTTGAACTTAGATATTTCTCACCATGTGTGTATCCAGCATCGGTGAACATATGTCCGTGATTTGTTCTAACAACCGGTGATTCGGAGTTTTGAAGTTTAACATCCGGCTTATGCTTTGATGTAGTTTCAATACTAACCATATGTTTTGGTGATGATACAAATGTATGACCCTTCAAAGATAATCCACTCTTACCTTTATATTGTAGTGCTGCTCTTACTGCATCCATTAGGGTAGGTTGCTTAATGATGTTTCTCATCTTATCACCATCAGGTCCTGGCTTTCCAGCTTTCTTTACAAGCTTAGCCTCAGCCTCATCGTGTCCAACTAATAGTGCTGCGTTTACAACACCAATTCCGTTTTCATTTAAACCCTCACTCCAATCAGTTATTAAATCATGTAGATATGCAACTTCCACACCATCGATGATAGTATGTACAATTTCTAAAGAAGGATTATAAGCTCTATCTCTATTCTTAGCTAATATAAATTTATCCTTAATTTCTTTAGATACAATGATACACTCTGAAAGTTTCATTTAATTAATATAGCAGTTTAGTTCGTATTCATTTTGTCCACCATATAAACTTCTAGTCTTAGAACCATCTTGGGCTCTTTTATAAGTTCCCATACCATAGACTTGAATATGTAACATTTTCTTTTGAGGTTTACCATTTTTAGTTAGTTCAATAGAAAATCTATTTGTTTTACCGTCCGATGGTTTTTTGGGGCCCATGCCTATTTTTCTAAATGAATCATCATCATCAATTTCATATCCTTTTTTCTCTGCATATGCTTTAGCTGCTTGAATTGCCGATGTATATGTGTAATGGTATACTGGGTAATCTGATTTTGCTTCCGTTACTGATTCTTTTACAAACTTTCCATCTTTATCAGATACATAATAAGCAATCATATTATATGAACCACCTCTTTCCTTTTCAAGTTTTTCTACTGCTTTTTTAGCATCTTTATATGATGAATAAGAATCTTTAAAAACTCCCGTACCTTGTCCTCTACCTTTATTATATCCTACATGATACAATCCTTCGTTTACTGATTCGTTTGTTGATACAAATAATCTTACTGAAAGAATTACATCCTTACCAATATTTAAACTTCTTACTTTATGTTTTTCTAAATCGTAAGCCGGATTAAGTACAGTTGCTTTTGCAATTACACCATCTTTAATAAAGTGTGGTTGCAATCCAGAATAGTTATCATCTCTAAACATAAAAACATCTTTAGGAGAATCCTTTGATATTTTAATTATCTTTTTTAAACCTTCTTTACCAACAAAACAACCACCTTCGCATTTAGTTCCACCATAGGTTTTACCTTTTTGCAATTTTACTTCGTTTATTATATCTTTTAACTTTATCATATTAAAATGCTATTGAAATGTAATCACCATCAGCTTCTACCCAACGAATTTTTAAAGATAATAACTTTTTTAAATCATCAGCTTCAAATCTATAATTACCATGACCACCTATTGCTTTTATATCAACAATAAATCCGTGTATTCCTTCGTATATAGAATCAACCTTTCCACCAATTATCTTTTCAAAAGCTTGAACTTGCTTTTGTTGAGTTGGCTTTAAATCTTTAAACGTTATTTCAGATGCTTCGTTTAGTTGTGATAATTTTATCATCTTATTTCTTTACTTTAATTTTCCAATATGTACCAAATCCAATATAAGGTGAGAATGAACCATTAGTTCCATCAACAGTTCTATTATTTACACCAATGTTTAAGTTGTAGATTTTATCTTTTTTAGTCTTAAGAATTAAACCAGCACCAACTGCAGAAACATAATCTTCTTTATTGAATCCAGCATTCAAACCATAATATAATTGAGTTTTTGCAGGCTCTTTAACAATCATAGTTTCTTTGATAGTTCTTTGTTTAACGCTTGCGTTGAAAGTTCTACCTAAGATTTTGTTTTGTGAGATAGTATCAGTTACAGCCACAGTTCCTAATGAATCAGGCAATACTAATACATCTTTGTATAATACTTTTGAATAGTAATCTTTTAATAATGCAGCTGTATCAATTACCGCTGGAATGATTACTTCCTTCTCTACAATTGTTTCATGGTAGATATCTTCACCTTTCTTAGTTACTACTTTAGTCTTTACAATATCAACAGTATCGATTTCGTGCTTAATTATTTCATATTTTTTACCCTCAATACGGATAGTTCTTCCACCTGGCATTACTCCACCCGGATTAAACCATTGTAAAAGGATGTAAATAACCAATGCTGCTATGGCAATGTTTTTGAAATTAACAAATTTTTTCATAATATATTATTTTATGTGTATAAATATTGATTTATTCTAAAATATCATTTTTGACCCAATTTGGAAGTTATGTAATAAATTAAAGTTAGGTTCGAAGGTCATTGCACCTCTATATGATGTGGATAATGCAAATCTTTTACTTATTTTGTAATCATATCCCAATCCTACAA